CGGGTGCTACAAGGAGGTCTGGGTTTGGATGTCTAAGTTGGGCTCCTGGAAGAAGATAGACTGCACCGTCCCGCCCCGCCGGGTGACCAAGGTGAAGCCGTGACGCCCCTCGACATTCTGCCTCCGAAGGATAAGAAGGTCTGCAAGTTCGCCGAGTGGTTCCCGGAACTGTGGCCCGACGGCTCAACCAAGGGCCTGCTCTTCCGGTGCAAGGCGACCGGCTACGTCTCGAAGCCCGGCGGCAAGAAGGAAAAGGGGGTCGACGTTAAGTCCCGCTGTTCCACCTGTATCCTCTATGTTAAGAAGGAGATAGCATGAAACGCATCATTGTCGTCCTACTCCTGGCGGCCTGCCTGGCCGCCTGCCACACCGACGTCAAGAGCATCGACACGAAGTCCGACGGTCGGACTGTCGAGCAACGCCTGTACGCCCTGGAAATCGGGGAGGGGTACAACCTCTCCTACAGGGAGACGTTCCTCCGAGTCCCCGGCGGGTGGGTCTACCACCAGTGGTCCGGGCCCTCCGGCATCGCCGCCACGTTCATCCCCATGGTGACGGAGGGGGAGAGATGAGCGGCCAAGCGTACATCGGTAAGGTCACCGGCATCGGCCTCATACCCGGGGCCGACTTCATCGTCCACGCCGAGGTCGACTGCGACAAGGGCGGCAAGTGGTCTGGCGTCGTCCGTAAGGACGAGGTCCATGAGGGCCAGGTGGTCGAGGTCTTCCTGCCCGACAGCATCCTCCCGGCCATCCCCAGGTTCGCCTTCATGGAGCAGAAGAGGTACCGGGTCCGTCAGGCCAGGTTCAAGGGGTGCCCCTCCACCTGCCTCATCATGCCGACGGAACTCGACTCTCCTATCGGCACCGACATCACCGAGACCTGCGGGGTCATCAAGTACGAGAAGACCATCCCCGCCTCGCTGAGCGGCATCGCCCGGGGCAACTTCCCCGGGTTCATCCCGAAGACCGACGAGGTCCACTACCAGAAGGCCTTCCACCTGGTGGAGTTCCTCACCGGCCACCCGTACTACGCCACCGTCAAGTACGACGGCTGTTCCGGGACGGCCTACCTCAAGGACGGGCACTTCGGTGCCTGCTCCCGGAACCTCGAACTCCAGGAGGAGGGCGGGTCCGTCTGGTGGGAGGTCGCCAAGAAGTACAATCTGCAGGCGGCCCTCGAGGTCATCAGCCCCATGCGGGACCTGGCCGTCCAGTTCGAGGTCGTCGGCCCTGGCATCCAGGGCAACCCGCTCGGCCTCAAGGAGCGGGAGATTCGCATCTTCGACCTGTACGACATCACCAAGGGTCTCTACTTCGGATTCGAGTCCCTCCGGAACTGGTGCGTCGGCCACGGCCTGCCCATGGTGGACCTGGTCCAGGCAGGTGAGGCCTTCCTCATGGACGCCCTGTCCCTGACGGCCCTGGCCGAGGGGGTCGTGTACCCCAACGGAAAGCCCGCCGAGGGCGTTGTCATCCGGGCCCAGGAGCCCCGCATGGTGGGCTCCGACAGGCTGTCGTTCAAGGTCATCAACCTGAAGTACAAGGAGGCCTGACCATGAGGCCCATAACAGACGGAGACGTCCTCAAGTACCTGGCGGGCTACGTCCCCGCCGACATCGCCGAGTACGTCTCGAAGAGGCTCGAGGACGCCCGGGAGTACGAGCGTAAGTGGGGCGAACTGGTCGAGACCACGGCCACCCGCATCGCCCAGAGTGTCGACGCCGTCGGGCCGAAGGTCGACATTCGGCAGGCCGTAGGGCCAACCGACCGACGCCCGGTCGACCACTACATGCAGGGCCGGTGGGAGGTCATCGAAGTCATCGATGGCATGATGCCCAAGGAGTTGACGCCCTACCAGGGGATGCTCTGGGGCAACGTCGTGAAGTACCTCATGCGGTTCATGCACAAGGGCAAGCCGGTCGACGACCTGCACAAGTCCACGACATACACCGAGTGGCTCATCGAGAGCCTGGAGAAAGGAGCCAAGCCATGACAGAAGAGACCCAGGCCCCAGAGCCCAAGAAGAGGACCAGGAGGTCCATCGCCGGGCCGGTGAAGAACCGCCCCAAGTGCGTGACGTTCCCCCAGACCCTGGTGTCGGACGGCAACCGGCACCTCAAGGTCTACTACCCTGACAGTGGGAAGGGGAAGTACGGGTGGCTCGTCATTCGTAAGGAGGGCCGTGTCGCCCTCTTCCAGTTCACCGAGAACGCCGACGGCACCGTCAACTGGCACCCCCGGGTGACCCGTGGTGCCGGGGGAAAGGGCACCATCTTCCACTACGACATGCCCGAGTTCCCCAAGTTCATCGCCCACCAGGTGGCCCGGGCCATCATCCAGGTAGCAGACGAAGAGTGGGGCGGCGAGAAGCCCCTCGAGGTCGCCCTCGAGTCCAAGCAGGCAGTATCCAAGGTGGACGACATCTCTAAGAGAATCAGGGACATAGGAAGTATTTAAGGTTAACGTAGGTTAACCCGGTTCTCTCCCTCACGAAGGGGCTCCCGGCACGAGCCGGGGGCCCCGCCTCCCTCAGTAACCGACCGAGCGGCCCGACCCCGTGTGGGGGCGGGTCGTTTTGTTTTGAGCGTTCTCCTGCTCTGGGTCGGCCTTCTTTCCACGGCTCCAGTACTGCCGCATGATTTGGGCCAACATGTCGATGAGGTCCTTGGTGATGCCGTTCGGGTACTCCTGGACCTCAGCGATGAGGTCCTTGAAGGACCGGTGGATGAATATCTCCCCGTTGAACATGGGCTGAATGAGCCCCAGGATGGCCCGGTCCTTGGCGTCCTTCGTGTTGTCGTGGTCGAAGGGCACGATGGTCAGCGGGATGCCTCTCTTCTTCGACTCTAGTTTGACGTCCTTGAGGATGTACTCCTGCTGTCCCCAGATTTCCTGCCGCCACACGATGGGCTTGACCAGGACGTGGGCCCGGAACAGTTCGTCCATCATCTTGTCCGGGTCCTTGAGACGGAAGGCCGTGGCCCATCGGACAATCTTGAATGGAGTTCCGTACGGCTGACCGCCGATGAGGACGGCCGTGCGGCTGTCCCCCTTGGTCATCTTGGCCTTCTCGGCGAAGCCGCCGGGGTCCAGGAAGCCACGCCACGGGATGTCCCTCTCGTTGAACCGGGCCAGTTCCTGGCCCTTGTCGTTCTCGAGGACCATGATGCGGCTCTTCTCGCCGAGCCCCTCCCAGTCGTCCTCCGACTCCTCGAAGTGCCAGTACCTGAGCCAGGACAGGTCGAACTTCGTGAACTTGCTCGACTTGTCGGGCATGTTCATGTGCTGAGCCCAGTAGATGAGTTCCTTCTCTGGGTTGTTCAGCATCTCGATGTAGTACTCGGTGGGGAACTGCTCGGGCCAGTTGCTCTCCCCGTCGGGTACGTTGTCGTTCTGTACGTACGTCATGTTCTTGTACTCTGACGTGCCCGGCCACTTGCGGCAGGGGGTGACGTACATTTGATAGTCCCGGTACTTCCCCCGGATGTAGGACAGGAAGTCTCCCGGGAACCAGAACGTACCGATGACCCAGACTCTCGAGGGGTTTGGCATGCTGTGGTGCGGCTGTACCAGTAGTTCCGGAACGTTGTCGAACCACTTGAAGACGCCCTCCAGGACCAGGGCAGACTCGGCGGCCTTGCGGCCGACCAAGTCGTCGATTTGAATGGTCGTGTAGTGACCGGACTGGGCCGCACCGCCGACTCCTATCGCAGTGATAGTGGGCTCCGAGTACTCTCCGTCCCGGGGGAGAAGGCACTCGGACTTCGACCAGGGGTTGGACTTGGTGTAGGACCGGTCGACCTCCCGGAGTTCCGGGAAGATTCGACGGAGCCGCTTGTTGTTCAGCAACTGCCGCTCTATCCAGGTCAGGAACCGACCGGCCAGTTTCTCGTTCTCAGCGGCGATGAGGATGCGTTCGTCGTGGTCCCGCAGGTACCGCCAGATGGGGCCCCACTTGGTGAAGATGGTACTCTTCAGCCAGTCTCGTGGCATGGCGATGGACCCCCTATATATAGTGGGGTCCTGGTAGGCATCACACAACTGGGCGTGTATGTCCTCGGACGGCGGGGCTACGCCCGTCGGCGTCCGGTTCATGTACCGGACGAAGAAGTAGAAGTCGTTAAGGCAGAGTTCTCGTAGTTGGAGGTCGTTTAGTTGCATAGCGTCGGAGCCCTAAGATTCCCTGAACCTCGGCGGCTTCCTCGTCGGTCATTTCGGACTTGGCCTTGGCGGTAGCCGGGTCGGTCTTGGGCTTCATGGCGTCGGCCGGGCGGGTGGACATGGCACCGAGGAGTCTCGAGATGCCCTTGATGGCCTCCAGTTTGTCCTTAGCGGAGGTACCCTCTTCCATGTGGGTCTTGTTGCAGTAGGGGCATTTCGATGAGTGGACGCCCTCGCCGTCCCGGATGAACACCAGGACCTTCAGCGAGGCGTCGAGTTCGTGCCAGTTCTGTTCACGCCACTCGGCGAGAGCGATGGCTTCTTTTGTCGGCATTATTTTTTCAGGTGGAGGTCAGTCAGGGTTTTGATGCTACCCTTGATGTCGTCGAGGCTGTCGTCCACGGCATCGAAGCGGGTCAGCCAGACCTTGTTCTGACCCTCGAGGTTGATGAGGCGGTCAAAAGCCTCTGCACAACGCTTCGGGTTGGGCTCTAACTTGTTGACCTTCCTAGCCTTAGACTCTTTGATTTTAGCGATGAGAACCACGACACCTGTCCCCAGTCCCAGTACGCTGACGGCGAGTTTGAAAATCAGTTCCCAGTTCATGTTACTTCCTAACAAGGCTGTACACGAGCCCCGCCCCTGCGGCTCCGACAACCAGGTACGTCACTGTTTTGTTCAACTTAAAGCGGTGTTCAGAGAGTTTGAACAGGTTCTCCGACGCCAGTCGGAGGGTGTGTTCCCGTTCGTACTGGGCCTTCCAGGAGGTTCCCCATTCCCAGAGGTCCTTCTTGTCCTGTCCCAGTTTGAAGATAGTGTCCGACTGGTCGGATATGGTCTTCTCGGCCGTGGCCAGGGCGAGGCTGAAGGCCCTGACCTGGGCCCGGAGACTGATGACCACCGGCAACGCCTCTATCTCGGGCGTGGTCGGTGGCTCGTTGGCTTGGAGTTCAGCGATTAGCCTGTGGGCGGCGGCCAGTTCTTTTGCGTCCTGAGCGACTTTGGCCTTCAGGACAGCCTCGGATGCCTCCCGCTCTGCGATTGTGGCTAGGAGGGTCTGCCGCTCGGACTGGGCGGCAGTATTCTGGAGGTCCGTAGCCACCACCAGTGTCTGGTACTGGGCCTTGGCCTCCCGGAGTTGCTTCGGCAACTGGAAGCAGGCCCTGTCCACCAGGAATCCGAAGGTGGCCAGTCCGAGGACTAGCCAGATGACCGTCTTATTTGACTTCACTGGTACCCCCCGCCTGGGTGATGGCCTTGTCCGTGATGGACCGGCCGGTGACATAGACGGCATAGAGCCCCGACTGGACGCCCGAGGCCGCAATGAACGGAAACGCCGGGGCGAACGCCGTGATGACGCCCTCGACGAACACGAGGGCCGCTATGATGAGTAGCCCGTTGTACCTGGTCTTCATTTCCACTCTCCTGTTGCGGGGTCGTAGACCTTCTTGGGTTTCTTCTTGTCCGACTTGGGGGCAGGCTTCTTCCACGTCCCCGTCTCCGGGTCGTACACCGGTCTCGAGACCTTCTTCTCTTCCTCTGGGTAGGCACCAATCAGTGCCTCGGGAACCGTACCGCCCTTCTCCCGAATCTTGATGGCTCTGCTTGCGGCGAATGACCCAGGAATCCCCGCAAGAGACCCGGCCCAGTCTATGGCCCCTGCGACGGACGGCTTGCGGATGAGAGGGGCACCCTTCTGCACGGTTTCGAGCCCCGCCCCGAGCCCGCCACCGGCACCGTACTCCTCGAACCCACGGCCTATGATGGGGACCGTCTTGGCCGCACCGATGACTCCCGCACCGGCGGCCTTCAGGACGTTACCGGACTCCTTGTACTCCTTGACTGCGGCACCCACGGTCTGCATCGGGTTCCCCAGGACGTTGAACGGGGACCGAATCCCCAGGACGTCCTCGTAGAACCAGTGGACCACCATGGCCCCGACCATGAACCGGACGGCCCGCTTGACATGCTCTGGGTTGCCCTTGTCGGCGTTCTTGATGCCCATGACGTCCCTGGTCACGAAGCCCCACTCGTTGATGGTGAAGTTCTGCAGGACGCTCAGGACCTTCCCGAACTGGCCCCTCTGGAACGGGGTGATGTCTGCCTTCTGCGTCGAGCCCTGGGTCCGGGCGACCTCTGCGTTGGCGTAGTCGACCGCCCGCTCGTGGTTCCCGCCACCCTTCATGCCCTCTGCCTCACCGGCCATAGCCTTGGCGTAAGAACCACGCCACGTAATCTCGGCGGTTATCATGTCGAGGGCCTGGAGCCCGGACATGCCGAGGGCCCCAACCTTCTGGCCGCCACGGCCCCACGACGTGCGGGGACGCTTGTTCATGAACTCCTCGAAGGCCACCTCACGCCGCCTGGCCCCAAGGTCTCCCACCTCCTTGGCCTCGTTCCACTTGCCGCCCTCGACCCACCCGTGGGCGACGCCGTCGGCCTGAGCCTTGGCGTAGTCTGCGAACCCCTTGGCCCAGTACTTCGAACCGAGCATAGACCAGGAGTGGACGTTCGACGTCAACTGGTTGAGTTGGGACTTGAAGTTACCGCCGACCTTGCCGACAGCCACTTTTTGGCCCAACTTATTCATGACTTCGAAGATGTGCTTCGGGATTTCTCCGGGCTTGGCCCCGGTAGCCAGGAAGCCCATGTAGTTTGACAGGGAGTCCCGCATCGTCTTGTTGGCGTCCGAGAGTCTCCACTCCTTGCCGTCTATTTCCCACGACCCGTCGACCAACTTCTTCATGACCGACTGGGCCTGGGACAGGTACATCTGCTCGTAGGCAGACTTCATGTACCTGCCGAAGACGCCGTAGGCGTCGAGGTCGATGGGGCCGAGTTCTCCGGACCTCTTCTGGTACATCCACTTAGAGAACCGGGACTTGGCCCGGAACTCTGCCTGCCTGGTGTTGAGGTCGTTCTCGTAGTTCTTCTCCCAGGTGGAGATGGCCTCGTTGAGGACATCCTTTGGCGTCGAGAACAGGCTGACCCCCTGCTTATTCATGGCGTCGGCCATGTGCCAGAACGTAAAGTAGTCCTTCCTCCACTCGATGGGCTCCTGCCCAGACCGGATGCGGTCCCTGTTGACTTCGTGGAACGCCTGGAGGAGTTGGCGGTCCATCCAGTTCATCATCTTCTGGACCTTCTCCGGAGGGGTGCCAACCTTCATCCCCTCGGCCTCGGCCGCCGACACGCCAGACAACTCGAGCGTCTTCTCGCCGCCGTGCTGACGGACAGCAAGCCACTTGCCGAGTTCTACTGATGCTTTGTACGAGGTCTTCAGCCCGAGGTACTGGGCTATGCCCTTCATCCGGAACAGTTCTTTCTTGACGGACTTCTCTACCTCATCCGCTCCACGCTTCATCGGGGTGTAGAACACTTCCTTGAGTACGTTCATCGGCCCGCCACCGGCCCGCTCGACGTAGCGGAGCCCGGTCTCGAACCACCCCTGTAGCCCCTTCGGGTTTTCCTTCGCCACTGCGGCCATATTCTTGACGACCTCGGAGCCAGGGAAAATCTCTGCGAAGTTGGACGGCCTGTCTGGGAGCGGCTTATCCATCTCCTCCGACAGCATGGGCTCCCGCTCCTTGATAGCGTTCATCGTGGCGGCATGCTTGTCGTACTGGTCAAGCAACTCCTGAGGCTTTCCGACCTCACCCTTGTAGACGATGCCAGACTTCTCGAGGTCTGCCCTCTCGGTTGTCCCGTACGGAAGGATGGTCCTGTCGCTCTTGAGCGGAACTCCGGGGGCGGCCGGGACCTTCGACGGCTCCTGGCTACCGAACTTCTCGAAGAACTCCCTGGCCTTCTGCTCTTCCTGCTTCGTGATTCCGGGGGCACCGATGAGAGACTTCTTGATGGCCTCTAGGTCTTTGCCCCCCAGGCCCATAAGGTACGTTCCCTTAATCCACCTGTCGTTCAATTCGCTCCGGACTGCCGCCTTGATGTCGGCCTCAGACCGGCCACCCTTTATCATGGAATAACGCTTCGAAATGACCTGACCACCAGGGAGCGTGACCATGTAGTTGGCAACAGAGCCGCCCGAACTGTCGAGTGCTTTCGTCAGTTCTAGAGAGCCGGGATGGGCGGGCATGTCCACCGTGAGACCCTCACGGGACTCCACGGCGATGCTCTTTGTCGCCTCCTGAGACCTCTGGCCGAGGGTCTTGTCTGCCTTTATCCGGTCGCCCAGGGCCTCGCCCTGTAGCCCGTGAAACATCGGCTTCCCGCTACCGGACTCCCTCGTGTACCGCTCGGCCTCCTCGGCACTGCGTTCCCCGAACATGACTGTCCTCTTCTTGAACGCAGTGTTTGCGAGTGTCTCGGCACCATGCTCAAAGACGTCGGTGTCTCCGTAGGCGTTCTCGCCTGGACCGGCCAGGCTCTTGGTCCGTTCGTAGATGTCCTCGAGCGTCTTCCACTCTGCCGGGCTAAGCCTCGTGCGGAACCGCATCATGGCCCCGTGGGCGGCTTCGTGAACAGCGTTCTGCAGTGACAGCCTGTTCACCGGGTTGAGATTGATGAGCCCGGTGTCTGGCTCGTACACGCCGCCGACACCACGCCTCTTGTCTTCTCCCCACCGCACCGGACCGTCGACGTGCTTGATTCCGAGCAGGAACTTTGCGTACTCCTGAATCTCTTCCGGAGTAGCCTGGTGATTGGGGTTGTCCTTGGCGGCCTTCTCGAACCACTTGGGTGTGGGGCCCTCCGAGATTTCCTTGAGGACATCCCGGATGTTGGTGTACAGGTTCCCCTTGGTGTCAGCAAAGAAGGCGGCCCGCTCCCATGCATTGGCCTCTTCGGCGTGGGTGAGTTCCGGGCCAGGTACGCCCTGGTCCTTGAGCAGATTATACGACCCCTCGGTACCGGCAGACAGGCGACGCATGATGTCCCATAGGGTCTTGTCCTGGCTCCGCATGTACGGAGACTTTCTATTCCCTGCGGTCGTTTTCTTGCCCAGGTTCTTTCCCATCGGGTACTGCCCTGGGTTTTCTTTTATCCCGGCGGGCTCACCGGCCGCCTTACGCTGTGCGGCCGATGGCTCTCTAGTGAATTGAAGTACGCCCCACTGGGTCTTCTTGACGTTGTACCCACGGGCCTTCATGTCCTTCATGACCTCGTCGATGTTCTCTCCACGCTCGTGGATTCGGACCCTGGCCTCTTCTCTGGCTCCCTGCCATTCCTCGAACGTAACCGGGGCCCTATACTTGTCGGCCTTGGCCTTGACGGCCTGGCCCTCGAGTTCCGGGGCCCCGCCGTAGTCTTCCCCGACCTCTTCCAGGGCACTCTCGAGTTCCGACTTCTCGGGCTTCTTGGCCTCGGGGGTCTCGGGCGACATGACGGACTGACCCTCGATGGTGGGCTCTGTTCCCCACTTCTGAACGTCAGCCTCTGGGGCCTTCCACCCCATGCCAGGCTTCAGTTTATTGATGAGGTACTCCGCTCCGGTCGTGCTGTACCAGGAGTCCATGTCCATGCCGCCGTACTGGGCGAAGTTGTTGATGGAGTTACGGACGGCTCCCCAGTTGAAGTCGGCCTTGACCGGCTCTCTCGTATTGTCGCCAAACTTGCCGCACTCGGGGCCTACCGCTTTCATGTAGTTAGGGTTGGTCCCACCCTCTGAGAAGTCGGGGGTCTTCTTGTCTCCGGTGAGCCGGGGCTTCAGGCCGAACCTGTCGCACAGCGAGAAGAACGTACCGATGTCGCCCTTGTGCATCCAGTCGCCGACGGCCGGGTGTTCGTCACCCTCCTTGCCGATGAACAGGGGCTTAACTCCGAGTTCCTTACAGTATGCCTCGTACTCCCTCTTGGCCATGGCCTTGCCCTCGATGCTGATGCCGGGAAGCCAGTGGTCGCTCTGCACTCCGGTGAAATCGTCCAGGGCACCCCACCGGTCTCGGATACGGACCGGGATGCCAGAGTGGTGCAGGCCTATGATGTGGTCGATGCGAGGGTCTTCCATGGAGAGCCAGAACTCGTCGATGCTCTTGACGATGTTGACCGTGCCGACGTTGTCGTACTTGGACCGGCGGGCCATCGTGGGCTCCCACGGGACCCCGATGTCGAGGTTCTCGACCAAGCGTCCGTTCCGGATGTCCGACCCGAGGGAAATGTTTATCCTCATCCTGGTCGGTGCGAAGATGTCTACGAACTCGAACCTCTTGGTGTACGAGTTCGAGTGCATCCCAAGTTGAGCGGCGTCGACGAAGGACTTCATCAACTGGGGGAGGTGCTGAGGCTTGTAGTCAGTGTTGGCGTTGTAGCGGATGCCGGTGTGGATGTCGAGCCACGACTTCATGGCCTTTCCGCTAGGCGTAGAGAACCTCTTCTGCAGGCTCCCGGGCTTGTAGTCGCCCATCGGGCGTTCCTTGGTAGCCATGGCACCCATGATGCGATGCGACTCCGTGTAGCACTGCGGGCAGGCCACGGCCTCGCCCAGGCCCTTCATGAACTCACGGAGGTCGGCCACGTGGTCTGGCGTCAGTTTGATTCCCGTCGCCAACTCTACCATGGCCTGGGTGTTCCTCTGTCCCTGGGACCTCGGGCACATCTGGTCGACGTCCCCGGCGATTCCGTACAGGTCGGCGTTCTTGCGGAACATCGACCCCTCAAGAGAGAACGGCCCGCCGTTCAGTTCGACGAGTTTCTTTTCCACCATGTCGATGCTGTGGACACTCCCGGCGTTGGCCTTCACGAAGGCCACGTCCTGCCTCTTGTTCTTCAGCCAGTCGAGTTCCTTGCCGCCAGTCCCCATGAACGAGTAGAAACTCTTTGGGAGCGGGTTTCCGTCCTCGTCGAGTCTCTGGAACATCTCGTTCTTGGTGACCCCGGGTCCCTTGGGGCCAACCGGGCCTCCTGCGGGGACACGAGAGTCGAGTACGTCGATGACGCCCTCGAGAGCGTCTACCCGGTCCTTGGTGATGTCAAGAGACGACTTCCCCTGCCCACGTCCGGGCTCGAGGTCACCGAGCGGAACCTTGTCCTCGGCCTTATTCGAAAGCCACGACAGGTCCTTCCCGCCGAGGCCCATCATGGCCGTAGTGGATGTGCCCGCCTTATTCATGGCGTTGAGTTTCTCGAGGGTCAGGTCGTCCGGGCCCGCCTTGAACAGGTCTCCGGTCTTCGACATGACCTTGTCACGCCAAATCTTGCCTGTCGGCATGCCGTGTGTCAGGAGCCCGCCCATGGCTAGGGAGGCGGCGATTTCCTCCGGGTCGATTCCCTGCTTCGATGCAATCTGTCCGATGAGGTCGGGAAGCCCGAAGGCGGCCGCTCCCTTGACCCTGCCCGCCAGTCCCTGCGTTCCCTCTGCCCAGTGCAGGACGGACTTGAGTGCCGCACCGTGGGCCATGCCGATAATCGTTGGCAGGAAGCGTCCCCTGACGTTGCCGACCCCGGGAACGTATACCTCTGTGTCCGGGTTGGACTCTCCGAAACCCCTGATGCCCTCGTAGATGGGAAGGGCATACTTCCCGAGTGCCCGGAACATGGGGCCCATGGCTACGATTTCACTGACCCCGCTAAGGACCTTGCCGCCAACTGCCGCACCTGAGCCCTCGTTGAGCCCCTTGCCCCACATGAATCTCTGGGTGTTCTCTCCGACCTGGGTAACGTTGTCTGCGGCCTGGATGGCGGCATCAGATAGGATTCCGTACGTCTTCTTTGCGTTCAGGCCGGTCACCTTGTCTGCGACGCCTGCGATTTCAGAGCCGAGGTCAAGGGCATGTCCGACCCCACGGACCATGTTGCCGAGGCCCTTGGCTACGCCACCCATGACGGCCTTCTCCATCCTCACGCCACGGTGCCTCTTCTCCCACATGGAGACCTCGAACCCGTTGGGCATTTCCCTGAGCCCCGCTTCGTACGCCTCCATCGGATGAAGGCTGTCGAGCGGAACCTGTGTGCGGCCCTTTTCGATTCCGACGCCGCCCATTCCGGGCCAGTATAGCAACTTATTGAACGGAGACGTAACCTGTTCACCGCTTGTTTTCAGCCACTTATCTGCACCTGCGGCCGACGCCTCGGCGGCGTCCAACTGCTCTTTTGTCATAGGCTGAATGGGCAAGTCTGTCCTGGGCTTTGCCAGGTCGGTTACGGACTGGTACCCGGTCAGTTCGTCGACGGCTTTGCCGACCTCGGGCATGCCCATCTTTCGAAGTTCACGATTCCGCTCTTCCCTGACGATGAACGCCTTGGACGGGTCGAGAGACGCCTCGAGGTTTTCCTTCGCCCGCTCTTCAACAAGGAACTCCTCGGTGGCCTTCACCCTCTCCGACGTCTCCACGTCTGGATTGATGCCCCTCTTTATGAGGTATTCCCGCATGCGGGCGATTCTATCGCCGAATGTCGTCGCCATGCTTACTCTCCGTTAGTACGAAATGCTCGTGCCCCCGACTGCGGGCTGTGTGCCTCCACCAGACATGAGTTCCTTCTCGAGGGCGGGAATCATCTGGATTACAGAGTCATCCTCGAGGACGACTGCGGGGTAACTGTTTACCTTGTTGACCCAGTTGACGACGTTAGGAGTCAACGATTTGCCCCCCTCGACCATGTCCTGGATGAATTGGGCGAACTTCATGGCGGCCGCCATCTTGGGCCTCTGAGTGTTCAGCCGGTCGAACGTTTCGCTGTGGTACTTGGGCCACTGCTTGACGCTCCCGCCGATACCAAGGAACCCGCCGGTCTTTTGGTCTGACTTTTGCGGAAGTAGTTCGTTAGTTTTTGGGTCGAACAGTTCTGGCTTCGACGTCAGTTCCTTGAGTGAGTTGTCGATAGCCTTCAGGCCCTCGGCTAGGTTCTTGGTTAAGGACCCGACGATGGCCCTGTGTTCACCAAGAACCGGGGGCGGTGTGTCGTTGCGGGTAGGGGTCGTCCCTACGGCCTGGACAAACGATGCGAGTCCCTCCATGGCTTGCTGAGAACCTACCTGGCCGAACTCGCCACGGTTGTACATTGCGAGGCCCGTCTGCCACTTCAGGGTCTTGTCTGAGGGTTGGGCCTGCCTCGACGGCGTGTTGTAGATATTGTACTTCCCGACCTTCTGGAGTTTATCGTAGGCGTCGGCTTCGTCTGTGGCCCCGCCGCCCCTGACCATGTCCTGAACCTGCTCGGCAAGCGTCTGGTCATACTTCGGGGCGAACTGCTTGAGGTAATTCTCCTGGACGTCCTGGAGCGGCACCTCGGCACCCCACTTGTCACGGGTCACGTCGGTCATCTGGCCGAACTGGAAGGCAGGGGTGTTGGTCTCCTCCCATGTCTGCTTGCGGCCCTCGAGGGCCTGCTGTGCGTCGAACTGCCGGGCCATTTCGTCCTGTTGTTTCTTCATCATGGCGGCGGCGTACATCCCCTGCATGGTATTCTGGATGCCCGACCCGAAGGTCGTAATCGGGCTGTTAGGGTCGAACCACGGATTGACTTGCTGAGGCATCGTCGTCTCCTTACCTGTTCAACAGACTAAAGCCAACGTTCATGGGGTTGGGATTCGGAGGGATAGACATCTGCATGGCATTAGGGTTGCTGTACCATTGCTGATTGTTTGGAGCGGCCTGTTGCCCGCCGAAGTAACTGGCAATGGCGGGGGCGTACTGTGCGGCGGCACCGAGCCCCTGGGCCATCTGCCCACCGAAGGACTGGGTATACTGGTTTTGCCCACCACCCTGCGTACCAAGTTGCATGGCCTGCAGGTACTGTTGGTCGAGCGGAGTAACCAGGGACTGGTTGTACTGTTGCCCGAGCCCGGACATGCCCTGGGCCGTCTGGAACGGCATGTTCCAGTACTGCTGACCGAGCCCCTGGAGGCCCTGGGCACCCTGCATCGCCATGTTCTGCCCGAACTGGTCGGCCTGGAGTTCCTGCCCGCCCAACTGGCCGAGCATCCCCATCCCGGAGAGCATCCGCTGTTTAGCAGACTCGTCGAGGCCCATCTGCTGACCGGCCAGGTTCATGTTGAACTGGTTCATCAGGTCGCCCTGCTGTTGGCCAATCTGCTGACCGAGGACGCTCGAGTTACCCATGCCGCTCACGTTGGCACCGGCCATGGCCTGCTTCCGGATGTCCTCCATCTGCTTCTGAATCACGGGCATGGCGGCCTGCTGATACGCTTGGGTCGAGCCCGGCATCCCGGTCCCGGCCATCTGGTTGGCGTACCCCGAGGCCTGCTGAATCTGTTTCGGGATTGTGAACTGTCCCTGAGCCATCTGGCCGTATACCTGACCGGCCTGGCCGAACTGCTGAGGAACGTTGAACCCCATATTGTAGCCCGGCCCGCCTGCGGGCTGAGCAGACACCTGCTGAGGAGCCGCCTGAGCCTGCGGCCCGGGAGCCCCCAGGTTCTGCTGAGCGGCCTGCGGAGCGGGCGTACCCAGGTTCTGCCCCTGGTACTGAGGAGCCGAGGGGTTGTACCCCGGCTGACCACTCTCTTGTCCGACGGTCGGACTCACCTTACGCTGACCCGCCTGCGGCCTACCCTGGCCGACCATCCCCTGGCTGTAGGACCCCTGCCCCATAGGGGCACCCTGTCGCATCCCTGGAACTTTTCCAAAATCAATCATGGTTCTCACCCTCGAAGTAGCGATTCTTTTTCCACGTCTCTGAGACCAGGTTCATCTTATCCTTGACACGGTCGTACACCGTGTGGACCCGCCCCTCCGGGGCCGACAGGAACCGGCCGTACCGGGTCTGCGTCATGCCCTCTGGAATGGGCTTGATATGGCGAGGGACCCGGTCTAAGACGCTTCTCAACCAAGTTGCCTACGCTGAGCGTATGCCAGGTTGACAGGAGCGGGGGTCTGCTGAGGAGCAGAGAAGCCCGCCTGGCCTGGGGTTGTTCCGAAGGGACTGGCCGCACCTGGCTGACCTGGCCCCCAACCCATGGCGTTCCCGAGGACACCCATGCCCTGCTGAGACGCCATCTGACCGTAGTTAGGGGTGTTGGCCTGTCTCTTCTGCAGAGACGCCAGATACCCCAGATAATTTCTCTTGACTGCGGGGTCCATCTGGAGCGAGTACTTCGCCGCCTTCGGCCTAGACAACGCCCCAACGACCGCCGAGCCCAACCCTAATGCCGCCGCCCAGGGAAATGGCATGTTAGACCTCCCCAATGACTCTGAGTTGATATAGATTGTGGAACTTCTCGCCCCACTTGAATCCGTGACGGAACCGACCCTCAACTTTGAAGCCTACGAGTTCGAGGAACCTGTTCATCTTCTCACACGCCGATTGGGCCGTCACCCTCCGGAGGGCGTGGAAGTCCTTCGAGTAGGCGATGAAGTCCCGGACAGACTTTACAGTGCCGGGGGTCACCGCCGACTTGTCCCAGAGCCAGGCGATGAACCTGCCGTCGACTCCGGGGGTAACGTTGATGAGGCCGTAGGTGCCTACCAACGTGTCGTTGTTGCGAATCGCCATCATGTTGGTCCCGGGCTCCTGGAGGACTCGCCGCATCACGACGAGGAGGGGCTTGTAGTCCCTTATGGGGTCGGGAACAAAGAGGGGTCGGTTCAGGAGTTGGAAGGATAGGTCCTTCACGTCTGCACCGGCCAGATTGATGTCGAACTGAATAATTTCCATGGTTATCCTCTACCCTCGTGATTCTCTACCCGCTTTATCCAGTTGCAGTTAGCACACAGCAACTGGTATTCGGAGAGTGAGCCGGGGGTCTCTAGAATCTTCTTATGAATCCCGTGAGCATGAATCTCAAGGAACTCCTTGCGACCACCTCCGTTGATGTGGTCTATCTGCAGGGCTCTCTCATCGGAGAACCCGCACTTGACGCACTTGCCGCCCAGGAAGGCGAGGGCCGCCGACCGAAGGCGGTCTCGGTACTTCTTCGAGGAGGCCACGAGGGCCCGCTTCCTCTGCTCGATTTTCATTTATTCTGCCACCTGACTCCCCGTTGCCACACGGGCGTGGCCCTCGGGGTGATGAGGTACCCGACGTCGATGTGGACTAGGCCGGGCTTGCTGAGGTAGCGTCCCATCCGGACGTCAGGACGGTCACGCTCGATAATCTGGTAAAGGCGGTCGCCCTCTTCCTTGGTCTCGACGTTGATGTCGAGAGCCAGGCCGAAGAGGTGGACGCTTAGAGGTGCCCCGCCGACCGCCACGTTGTGGTCGACGCACCGGTACCCGGATTCGACCGGGAGCCCCCGCTTCATGACCAGGCGAATATGCTCGAACACGTCGAACAGGTCCTGGTACATCTGCTTGAAAATAAAGAAGTCAGGGGGGAGTTTCTTGCAGTGATGGCAGGAGAACTCGTCGTGCGTAATGTTCGGTGAAACGTTAGGATATGTAGGCATCGTCAGCACCATACCGTGACGTACGGCCACGGAGCATACCGATACGGGTCCCAAGGCCAGTCCCCAGGCCATACGCCAGGATAAGGATAGGGTCCCGGGACGTTATTAGGCCTTCGTAGACACCCACCGTAAGGACAGTAATGAGGGCACCCAAGACAGGAGCCGCCCACATTCGGCCACGTGTAAGGGCCAGGTAGTACCTGACTATGAGAATGTCCTGTGCCACCCCCACCAGGGTGTATAGAGCAACTGCCAGGAACATCGCCGACCCCGCTATTTCCGCACATTAGACCCTCCTGAAGAGGACGCCCTCGCTCGTAGCATGGGTAGCGAAGGCATGCCAGGCCTTCTTTTCCTTCTCGTAGGACATGTTCCCCATGACCAACAGGGCTTCCTTGAAGTTCGGATTGATTCCGATTGCCTCGAGGCAGGCCTTCCTAGCCTCGGCACCACGCCTCTGGTACCACAGGGCCCTGGACAGGAGAAGGTAGGCGTCTGCCCGCTCCGCAGTCCACTTCGATAACTCGAGGGCCTTCCTGAGCCCGACCTCGGAGTCTGCCCACCTCTTCTTGTAGCCGTACTCCCGGCCCAGATAATACCAGTACCGGCCAGACTCTGGCTCTCTGGCGACGGCCACCTCGAGCATCCGGAGGGCCCGGTCCGGGTCCTTCTGGTGCGTCGGGCTGTACCCCGCCAGGACGACAATCTCGGTCTGGATGGTCCCAAGATGCGTCAGGTAGTTATGAACTGACCCCGCCCATCGCACGTCCGGGTTGTTCCGGTACAGGCGGGGGGAGGTGTGCTTCGACGCATTGTTCTTGTTCTGGACCCAACAGTTGAAGACCAGGGTCTCGGGGTGGTCCTTGATGGCGTTCCGGATTTCCTCGGTGCCAGTCTGGGAGAGTTCCTCGTCGGCGTCGATGACGAAAATCCACTCACCAGAGGCGTACTCCTGGGCCTTGTTGCGGGCCTTCGAGAAGTCGTCTTCCCAGGTGTACTCACCCTCGATGACCTTCACGTTGCCTCCAACGTGCCTTGCGACCTCGCAGGTCCCGTCCGTAGAACCGGTATCGAGGACGATGACTTCCTCCAGGTTGCCGAGTGACCTGAGGCATGCCGGGAGCATGACCTCTTCGTTCTTGACAATGAGGACGGCCGAGACCCTATTCATGGCCTTCCCCCTTGAGGATGGCCTTGAACGGAAAGTCATCGGACAGGAAGACCAGGTTCGGCAGGACGCAATGGCCCCCAATTTTCTCCTGGATGGGAACCAGGACCGGGAACTTCGGCTGACCAAGGGCCTCTGCCTTCTCGTTGTAGGTCTGGGTGAACTTGTCCCAGACCTCGGTGAACGACAGGAACTTACTGGTGCAGAGGTCGTCTACCGCCTGGGTCCATCGGATGAGTAGGCCCAAGAAGGACGTCTCGAGAATCTTCGCCAGTTCGGTCGTGTCGGAGTCCGGGTAGACGGCCACGGGGACCCCGATGCGGAGGAAGAGGTTGGCCGGTGCATCGGCGTCCTCGCCCCCGAAGAACTTAGTGTAGGTCAGCAGGGAGCGGTACATGTCGTGGTGCTTCCCCCTGACCGGAGAGTGGGTCACCCCGAGTTCATCGCAGGTCCCAACCGGGACGGTCGAGTGGACGACGACGTGGGCCGGGTGGAACATTTCCCTGTACCGGTTCACTTCGTCGGAGAACTGGGGTCCGTACGGGAAGCAGATGTGCAGAAAGTCACACTTTCCGACATGCGGTGCCCCGCTGACCAGGATGTCGTACAGAAACGCAGGATAGTGGGCCTCGAGGACGGTGTGGATGGCACGGCCAATCTCGCCCGCCCCGATGACCACAGACGTGGGTTTCGGAGAAGTCATGTTGCCTCCAGATAAGATGGTAGGCCCGATGGGCTCTACTCTGATTATACCATTAAAGTCCATTAATGTCAAGCCTATAGGTTGCTCATGCAGGACCCGATTACCCGCATTTTCGAATAGAACACCTTGACCTGCCCGGCCTTGCCGTTGCCACCAGTCCTGTTGACGGACGACGAACCGGCTCCACCGCCACCGCCACCAGGGCCTGTGGCAGGGGCAGAGCCGCTACCCGTCGGGCTTCCGTTGCCTCCTGGACCCCCGTTGGTCACGGCCGTGGCCCCCGTGGTCGTTGAGGTCGTGTTTCCGTTGGCATCGGTACCACCAGAGCCACCGCCACCAAAGCCCGCAGGGTCTCCAAGGGGTGAACCGCCGTCTCCACCTTCGTACCCGGAGCCGTAAATCGCAGGCCCTGGACCTCCACCTGCCCCTCCGTTTGTCCCGCATTGGCCGCCCTCTCCACCTCCCGCCGCACATCCGGACGACGAGTTGATGAAGTAAGAGTCCCCGCCTGGGTTTCCGTCGATACTCCCTGCCCCGCCTGTCCCGAGGGCACCGCAGAGATAGGCGTATCCGGTTCCCGGGGTGACACGAATCCATCGGCCTGACCAACCGCCGCCACCACCACCGCCGCCGCCGAGCATCTCGTTCTTGTAGGAGCCACCTCCACCGCCGCCCGCACCCCAGGTCTCAGCCCAGACCAGGTACACTTCGGCCGGGCACGTCCAGGTTCCGGACCCAGAGGCGTAGATGTCAACCGACTCGAACAGGGCAGATGGTCTTGCCACTCATTACTCCGAGATAGTGATGGCGATGTAGTTCACGACTCCGGACACCGCCGAGATGTCAAGGGCCAGGGTGTTCCCCGCCGCACGGCCGGGGTTCGCCAGGGAAGAGTCGGTCGTCTTGGACGTTGTGGCCGCCATGTCGGTGGTCATCATGTTCGTCCCGCCCGTGCCGGGGGACGTTCGCTCCTCGATATTGAACGTAACTGATGTCCCACCAAAGACATACGCCTCAATCTTGGCGGCAGTCCACGTCTCCTCGATGACGCCAAGGGGGATGGTCGTGACGCCGGGGGACGTTACGACGAAGTACAGGACACGCTTGTTGGCGGGTCCGGTTGGCCCGGTCGGTCCTTCCGCTCCTGTCGGTCCTGTTTCGCCTGTCGGTCCCGTAGGCCCAGTGGGGCCGTCTCCGGTTGACCCTGCGGGGCCCGTGTCCCCTGTCGGCCCAGTTGGACCCTGTGGACCAGTGTCTCCGATTGGCCCGGCGGGGCCTGTATCTCCTGTAGTTCCAGGAGTCCCCTGGGTGCCGGTATCTCCCGTAGGGCCAGTCGGCCCTGTCTGGCCCTGCGGGCCAGTGTCGCCGGTCGGGCCTATAGGGCCCGTATCTCCCGTCGCCCCATCTTGTCCGTCGTCTCCAGAAGGACCCGTGGGACCCGTCGGGCCTTGCGGCCCAGTGTCACCAGTATCGCCCTTCGGCCCAGTCTCACCGTCAGAACCGGCGGTCCCTGCGGGCCCTGTAGGCCCTTGTGGCCCAACATCGCCAGTATCACCGGTCGCCCCTACGGGGCCGGTGTCTCCTGTGGGACCTGTTTCGCCAGTCGGTCCTTGAGGTCCAGTAGGGCCACTATCTCCTGTACTGCCAGGTGTGCCAGTTGGCCCACTATCGCCGGTAGGGCCGGTCGGTCCTCGGCTACCTGTAGGGCCCGTCGGACCAATAGGGCCCTGCGGGCCTGTCGGTCCACCATCTCCCGTGTCACCGGTTGGTCCTGTTTCACCTGTTCCTCCTGTTGCCCCCGTCGGGCCAGTTGGCCCGGTTGCTCCGGTGGGGCCTGTGGTACCCTGCGGGCCGATTGGTCCGGTTGGGCCCTGGTCTCCGTCGTCTCCCTTTGGCCCCTCAGGTCCTGTCGTCCCCACCGGGCCCTTGGGAGCAAACGTAAGTATGATGTCT